CGTCTATCATCTTCTCAAATAAGCCATTTTGCATTGCGCTATCTCCCTGTTAAATTATCTAGTCAAATACCCTTCCACACATCTACAGTTAATGCTGTTTTCGCCAGGATACATAGAACCATCGGAATAAGGCTCGTTAAAATCTACTGTTTCACCATCCATAGCAGCATGCTCATCTCTCACACGGTCGTCTCTGCTCGTGATAAATTGCTTTCTCTTTACCACGCCACTTTGCTTGGCAGCTTCACGCTGCCCGAAGCCAGCAGCATGAGATGTCTCCGTGCGTGCGACCCTCATCGCTTTATACGGCGACCGGTCTGAATAGAACTGCCGCATATTACGGCCGATTTGCACGGTGCTCAAGCCCTCTTCCTGCCCGGCCACCAGGACGGCCCTCATCTCGGCCTTATCAGTATCCAGGATGCTCTTCACGTCGGCGGCGCCGTTCTTCTTCATCCAGGCCACGGCAGCCAGGCTCATGGGGTCAAATGTCCACTTCGCCTCTCCACCGCCGGCCGACTTCCCGCCGAAGTCCTCAGCGATTACGGCCCCGAAGTCCTCGATAAGAGCGCCCAGGATAGCGGTCATCATCTTCTCCCACTCCGGCGCCATGCTATCGATAGCCCCGTTGATGACCTTCTCCAGGTCGGCCTGGGCCTTGATGCCCTTCAGCGCCTTCTCTATCGCCTTGGCCTCGGCCTCATAGAGCGGGATGACCTTCCCGCTGACCACTCCCCACCAGGCGACGCGCCGGCGGTCTATTCTCTTCCACTGAGCGGCCTTGGCCTCTTCTGTCTCCAGGTCGGCGGCCTTGACTCCTGCCTTCGTAGGAACTCCGGCCGGCAAGAGGGTCAGGGGCAAATAGCCTCTGTCCCAGCCGGTAAACTCGTTGAAGCCCATCTCCAGCCTCTCGTTTATCTGGTCGAAAGGGACCCCCATCGCCCACAAGTTCTTGGCCTGCTCCACCTTCTTGGAAAAGTCTTCACGGAGGGCGGCCACCTTGGAGGTATCATACGAAATCGTAATGTCCCCGTACATCGGGGCCAGCCTGAGATTGAGCGTCGACTTTATATCGTCGAGCAGCGGGATGACAACGTCTTCATAGAGAGCCTTGCGAGCCTCCATCATATTGTTATAGGACGATTGTTCTAAATCTCCGAGGAATATCGGGCTTATCCCGAACGCCCCGGCTATGTCACGCTTCCCGGAGAGTCTGGAGGCGATATAGTCCATCTCGATAGCGGTCAGGGACATCTGGTTCCACTTGGCCCCGGCGCCCAGCACCCAGGGCTCGCGTCTCCTGCTCTTAGCCAGGAAGTATTCCTTTATTTGCCGGCGTGCCTCCTCGAACTGCTCCTGCGACAGCGGAGTCTCATGCGTGAAGACCCCGTCGGTGACACCTCTATTCTGCATTGAAATCTTCTGGGTATCCTGGGCCTCGTTGTCCGTGTCGATGGTCCGGGCGGCTGCCTGCAGCGGCCCCATGCCCCAATACGGGTTGCCAGGGTCGACCATCATGAAGTGGACGAACTGGCCCGGGGGTACCACCTGCTGGCCGCCTCCGGCGCTGGTCACCTGCCAACCCTTCAGCCATTCACCGGGGACATCCGAGGGGATGGGTTGCACCAGGTCGGGCATCACCGTCCAGATCTCCTTGACCTGCTTTCCCACGATTATCGGCTGCCAGAGGGCATTCCCCGTCAGCTCGAGGTGGGCGACGAGGAACTCCATCAGGTCCTGCCCCGAGAACTCCGGGTTGGGTTTCCGTAGCACCTTCGCCAGCGGGTGCCCTTCTATTATCTCCCCTTTGCTGTCCAGGATGACCCAGGGAATGGCCGAGGACGCCTGGATAATCGTCCTCACGGCGCGGTAGACATAGACGCTGATTTTATAGCCCTCGCGGGTTGCCTTCCTCACCGTCATATCGGTATAGACCGGGACGCTGGCATACTGCAGGGAGAGAATCTGGAAGGGATTCAAGGCCGCGGTGTTGACTGCCTTCTCTCCGTTTTTCTTCGGGAGAAGGGCTATGGCTATCCTGCTTCTAAGCTCATTTAACATCAAGCCGCTACTCCTATCATAAATTCTTTCGGGGGCTTGGACTCTTCAATCATCAGCTCGGTAAGAGCCCAGACCAGGGCATCGAGCCGGTCCGGCGAGGTGCCCCCGGGCACCCACTCGCAGAGCTGGTCTTCGAGTTCGGCAAAGAACCCGACGTGGTGAACCCGCCCCTGCTCGTAGAGGGCGCTGACCGGCTCCGCCCGGACCGCCTTACCACGACTGGCATGGACGGCTTTATAGGACGCGTTCTTTTCAACTGTCCTGACCGTGTGCTCCACCATGTCCCCGCCGTTATTGACCTCGCCGACTATCCGGTCGGCCTTGTGCTTGTAGTATCCGGTTACCGCGGCGGTCGCCCAGCCGCTGGGGGAAGACCTTATCGTTAAATCATCCAGGATATAGCCGTGGAACTGCCCGTTGAACATCGCAACGCCGGCCACGATAATGCCCGTCTCCGCCGACTCCGGGCTGTCCGAGGCCGCCGGGTCTATGGCCACCACGACCCGGGTCAGGTCCGGGTGCTGCCTGACCCTCAGCTCGTCAATCCTGTCTCGCTTCCAGAGGGCATCGGGGTTATCGTCCAGCACCTCCCCGTCCAGCTCCTGCCGGCCGAGCCGTGTCCCCTGATACTTCTCGATGATATACTTCAGGAAAGACGGCGCCAGGTTGGCCTTGTTATCCATCGTGTGCCCCCGGGTGATAGCTGTCTTCGGGTCTTTGAGCAGTGTCTTAATCAGCTTGATGGGCCTGGGGGTAGTTGCCACCACCGCCTGGGGGTTGGTGCCGACCCGCAGGCCGAACATCAGGTTGTCCCAGGTATCCTGCGGGTACTTATACTTCGAGATTTCATCCACGAGGGCTTTGGCGTGCTGCGGGCCGCGCAGCTGGTCCGGCTCATCCCCTGAGTAGATAATGCCCAGTACCCCGTTCGGCCAGATCACCCGGCGCTTGGAGGGCTCGTACTCCGGGTAGAACCAGGGCGGGCTTATCTTCAGGATGGAGCTGTCGCCGACCTCGACGATGGTATCTCGGACATCGGCCTTGGTCTGGCCTATCAGAGCTATGGGGTTATAGCCTTCCCTGGCCCACCTGATAACCAGCTCGTTACCGGTGCGGGTCTTCCCGAAGCCCCGCCCGCTGAGGATAAGCCAGATGTACCAGGCCCAGGCCGGTGGCAGCTGGTTCGGCCGGGCCCAGGCTTCCCAGTCGTAAAGGAGAGCCTCAGCCTCCTGTTGTGTCAGCCGGTTTATCGCCTTCCGCCGCTCCTGCTCCGGCAGCAAACTTATTGAGTGCATCAAGGAGTTTTCCTTTTGCATCTATCTCCGCCTCTATCGGCTTACCATCCTTTCCGGTAAACTCGTGCTTCTCTTTCTTACCCCACCTGTCGAAATACTGCCGCTCCAGGTGGGTCATATCGGCCTGCCACTCCGGGCGGGCGAAGTGTTCCTCCACCGTCTCAGTCCCGTCCTTCTTGGTATAGGTGACCCGCTTGATGAGTGCCCCGCCCCGGCCGGCCTTCCGGATGCGCTGGACCCGTTCGATTTCGGCCTCTGCCTTTGCCTGCTCCACCGCCAGGTAAAAAGTGTGGTATTCTGCGCCCTTGGCTTTCCCCCCGGCTTTAAGCCAGTTATAAGCCGTCTTCGGGGTGATGCCGCATTTCTTACAGGCCGTCTCGAAGTAATTGCCCCCACGGAGCAACTTGACTATCTTCTTATGGAGCACCGGGGTTAGTTTTGTATTTCTTCCTGCCATCAGTTTATTTCTCAAAAAATAATGGGAATAGTTAAGGGGCAGAGAGGAGTGTCACCCTAACAGCTCTCCCCAGCTGCCCCAAATAAAAAAACCCACCGTTGCCGGTGGGCATCAAGTATCACTATACCTAGCATACAAGCCCCTTTTACGTTTGTCAAGTGGTAAAAAGCACCAAAAAATTACAGTAATTAGTGTATTTTTACTGGCACAGGCTTCCCTTCCATGCTAGCCCTTCTATCAAATGTACTAACACACTTCACTTTATCAGGGCAGCCATCGCAAGAGCCACCGTAGGCATCACAACATTCTTCTAACCTTCTTACTACAGAGTCAAAATCCATACCCCCCACCTCTTCGCTTTTTAGAAATTTCATCCCTTCTCTCACTTTACATTACCTCCTTCTTTGCTCATATACTTTTTTCCGCCTCCACCCGCAGCAGTAATTGAGTGCCCGGTCTATACGCCTCACAACCGTATAGGTGTCTATATGCCAGTGCCGGGCTATGGTCTCCTCATCTTCACCGTAGACATACTCCATCTTGCACATGGCGCCGTCCTGGCCGGCACCCTCAAGCCGGATTTCAATTTCTGCTGCTATCAATGCAGGTTTTACAAAACTAGCTTCTGTTTTAGTTCCCTTCGACTTAAATGCCCAGTCTTGATAACCACTCCCAGTCGGCTCTCTAGGCCACTCACCATTTT